TATTACATGATGATTCAAGCATTAGAGTTCGCTCACAAATCTAGATTATTCACTTTACAGGAGTCAGAAATAGTTTCAAAATCACTAAGAATAATGAATAAACACTTTACGGAAGACCAAACTGAAGAATAAAAAAAGGACCTCACGGGGTCCTATTTTATTTATAATTTGTTTCCACAAGATGGACAGAACTTAAAGTTCTTTTTCACCTTGACCCCACACTCTGTACAATATTGTCTGATTTCTTCAACATTAATATTTTTCGTACTTGTTGGTTGAATCTTAAATTTAATTGTGTGAGATGTGTAATAGTTAAATTGTTCGTAGGAGTTTGTAAAAGTTTGATTTGAATGCTCTCCCTTTTCAACTCTACCAGTTTCAATTGACTTACCTTTCTTCTTACTTGGTTTTGTCGTACTTAACAACGTATTTGATACATCAAATTTACTTCTAAAAGTATTTGGAGAAATAGAACTCGTATAAGTTGCATTTGATGTATTATATGTTGAAGTTGTTGTTCCATATCCCACACCTCCTGTGGTACTAATAGTTGTACCAAATTGTGGAGTATAATCATTAGTACGACTTCCATAAACTATACCACTCCCGTAGTTAATTCTATTAGAAATAAGAAAATTATTACTAATTTCTTGTTCATCGTAGAACTCAACTAATACATCCCCATTTAAATCGATTGCAGACCTGTTTTCAGACGTGTCTTTCACTTTATAGGTACTGAACTCAAACTTGTTATTTGAGTCAAGGAAACGTTCTAAAAAGACCCTCTGACCTGGTCGTAATACAATACCGCTTGTGGAAATGTATTCACCATTCAACTTAATCTTACAGAGAACCGATTTTTGTTTAGGATTGTGAATTTCGAATTCAAAATTGTCTTTATCATTCAAGAAGACAATGTGGCCGTTATAGACCTTAAGACGTGACTTTTTCTTTGTGATGTGCGCAGTCGGTTTGCCCACTTGTGTTGCGTAATTCATTTTGTTTAATTTTATATTAGCTTATGACTACGTTACCAATACCTTTGTATCCGTGAATACTCTACAGCCATTTAGACTGGGGACTGATAAACTAAAATCTATCTATAATTATACAATAAATTTTTTTGTTGAAAATAATTATTTTCTTATCTTTGTAAAAATGACATTTATGAATAAAATAGTTTTATTAATCATAATGATATTATCAATATCATCATGTACAGTTCAGAAGTTTTACTCTGAGAATGGTAGACAAATTTCAAGAAAAACATATAACAAGCACATTGATAGAAAATTCAACTACATTATGAATCACATGAATGAGCAAGATAAAAATGTATTGAAATACATGAAAATTGATAAAAGAATTAAAGATTCTTTAATTTATATTTACGATAATCACTAAGGATTATTTCCAACACTTTGTTTTATCTGTTTTAGTTCGTCTTTACTCAATACATAATATTTTACAAACTCTTTCCATGGTTGATTATCCCATGGACCAAGTGAAGTATTTTTAATAATTCCGTCCTCATCAACTGAGCGATAAACTTCAATGTATGATTTCATAGGATTATTAGGGTCAGGTGTCCAAATAGCCATTCGATTTCTAAACGTTCTACCTTTTTCTGTTGGTTGTGACCAAACCATAACATTTGTTGTATCAATAGGTTTACCACATTTATTTAATTTCATTAAAAATTTAGGGGTTTTACCTAATCTTTCATTTCCATGAGACACAAATCCTTGGAATAATCGAGTCCCTTGATTATTAATAATTGTTATGTGAGCTGGGTCAGAATGACAAGAACCGCCAGCACATCCAATGGATAAAATAATATCATCTTTTCCTTCCAGAATTTGCTCCGCTTGTTTTCTGGTAAGTTGAACGGTTTTTGCTACTGATTGGCCTGTCGACTGATTATTCAAATTAAAATTACCTATAGGAATTCCATTCGCATATAAATAAAATACTGCTTCATTACATTCATGACATTTACCTTCATCTTTCCATCTAGTACTGATTGAGGAATTTTGAGGAGTTGCGTAGCACCATTCTCTTTGATAATCCATAGTTACTGATAAATCAACTAAACATTCTATGGTTTCAATTGTTTCTGTTTTTGAACCCTCAATACTTAAATCAATGGAAATTGATTGGCTGTTAGTATATCCTGAAAAGTTTTTACCTAATTTAATATCCCAATTAGGTCCTATCGCACCTAAATTATTCACAGGTAAATAATTTGCGTTTTGAGGTAATATTGTCTTTAAATAATTGGTGACAGTATTTCCTCTCGCAGCTGCTAACTCACCAGGACCAAATCCTGCTTGATTAGGAACTTTAGATTCTGAAGCACTTACTTGGACATTAATTTTTTGATTCTCAGGAAACTGTTTGAAATATTCATCAATTTGAGGTTTGATTGCATTTATTGAATTTTTATCGAGATATTTTAAATCAAACTGTCCACTTGGAAATGTTTGTGAGCCTAAGGGTATTTTTTTTGGTGGAGCCTGAGTAGTCACAGGAGTTCTAGTTATTTTTTGTTCATTAATCAAATATTGGTTCTTTGTAGCATTTTCATGCATCATCAATATTCTTTTTGCCTCATCTGTCGAAATACTCCAATTTTGTTTAATCATAATAATAAATATATCGGGCATAAAAAAAGGGTCCCTTGTGAGGACCCTTTTGTATGGTTAGATAATTGATTATCTCAATTCTCTTAAGTCGAAAGTTCTAACACCATCAACTGTGATTCTACCGTAGAATCTGTTATTCACCATCTTCTTAGCGTATCTAGTCATGATACCTTTGATTGGAGTGAAGTTAAACGGATTGTACATAGTAGGAGTTAATTGTAGAGGTACGTACGGTGCGTAGATGTAACCTGTATCAAGTAAAGATGTACCTTTGTGACCCATTAACACTTGGTTTGGTGGGAAGTAAGGGTCTCTATACACTTGGTAACGACCTGCTAAAGTACCAACTCTTTCAATACCCATGTTGTATTGGTCTTGCTCAGGAGCTGCGTTTGAAACGTGGAAATATTCCAAGTCATCAAAAATAGCACTGATTTCAGAAGATACAACAATCCAGTTTGCTCCACCTCTTAAGGTAGATTTGTGGATTTGAGCTGAAATTTGGTTGATAGCTGTGATAAGCGTTTGGTTCCAGTCTTTCTGAGTGTAAGGAACAGCAGAAGAACCTAATCTCTTCCAACCGTTGTAATCCCATCTTAAGTTCCAAGCCGCACCTTTTCTAAGGTCTCTCAAGATTTCTCTATCGATTTCAGCCGCAACTTGCTCAGATAATAAAGCTGTTAATTCAGCTTCAGCATCGATGTTGTGGAATGCCGCAACGTCTTGTGCCATTTCTGGAGACCATTGTGCTCTTAATTTTCTTTCAGTTACAGAAACTGTTACAGACATAAGGTCGAAAGAAACTTCACCAATTCTGTCTTCGAATTCCAAGTTCTTATAGATTCTATAAGTAGCTGTGAACGCTTGGTTAGCAGCTGTTGTAGAAGAGAATGTTGAACCTGTATAACCGTCTAATGAACCACCACAAGTGATACATACTGGTACTTGTAAGTCAACCTCTAAGTAGATTACACCTTCAGCATCACACAAGTTGTCATATTGACCACCATCAGTTTTACTGTTAGGGAATACTAATGTAGCGTTGTTGTTACCGTACTGAACGATACCTTTACCATATCTTTGAGTTACAACTCTGAATAAGTAAGGGTTGTTAACGTTAGCAGAAGTTGTTGGGTTACCAGCAGCTCCTTTAACAGTCAAATCAGATAAGAATGCTTCGTTATCCATTGGTTGACCATCAGGTCCGATTAACTTACCTGCTCCATCAGAAGCAAATCCTGACATTGCAATCAATACTTTTCTGTAATCAGAAGTAGTATATGCAGAAGGTACTAATGAATCAGCTAACCATGCTACAGTCACAACATCAGCAGTAATTGCTGAAAATTGTCCTTTTGAATAGTCGAATAAACCTGGTGGGTCTAACGCTGGTTCGTTACCTTCATAGAATCTATCGTAAAGGTCCTTTGTGTTGTTATAGTCATAACCTGAGTTTGGAGTTTGGTCAGCAGCTGCGTTTGGTGAACCGTAAGGTGCCCAGTGTTGATTTTGCTCATTCTCATAAGACTGAATGTTAGGTACGAAGTAGAATAATTTACCGATTGGTAAGTTCATAGCTTGTACTGAAACGATATCGTTTGCTAATAATTTAGAGAAAACTCTTCTAACGATAGGGAAAACAACTGTTTCAAATGCACCTGTATCAGATGTAGATGATGCTTCGTTAATTAAGTGTGAAGCTTGGTTTTCGTAAAGTTGAGCTACGTTCTCTCTCATGTGACCTTTAAGACCCTCTAAGAATCCTAATTTGTCCCATTTGTTGATTGTATCTTCTTTGATAACTTTAAGGTGCTTAAGACCGATGTTACCAACAAGACCTGATTCTAATAATGCTCCCATTTTAAAATATTTGTTTTGTTTAATTTATTTTTTTTACCCAATTTTACTCATCAAGTCCTTCATTCTCATGAATTGAGGATTCTCGTAAGTTTTTGATTCAATTAGGGTAGTTGATGAACCTGTTGAAACATTTTTATTTAATTTTGTTTCAACTGACTCGTTAATTGGTGTTGATTCAGTTTTAGATAATTCATCTTTAATTGACTTATAAAGATTTTTAGATTCTTTCAAAGTTTCTACATTATCAAATCTTCTAAGAATATTTATTTTTTCTTTTTTAGTAGTCGAATGTTCAGTGAATAATCTTGTAGCATATGCTAAGTTTGAATTGAAGATAGCAACTTCATTAAGTTTTTCTCTAAAAACATTTAATGCTTTTCTATACTCTTCATTTTTCTCTCTCAACATATTCACTTCTTCGGTAGATTCAACCTTTACTCCGCTATTACTGTAAACAAAATTTCTGTTGTTAGTAATACCTTTTCTAAGTCCTCTTCCTTCTTTTGAACCCATTCCATAAGTTCTAGCAGCTTCTTTAGTTTCTTCCTTT